CCGATCTCCATCCTATACCTCCCCAATCACGACCAGTACGGTCCATGCTGGTCCGGCTGTCGGCCAGCCCGATCAGGATTAAGAACAGATGGCTACCAAAGCTAAACGTCCGCTATTGGGGAAAGTTGAACCCAGGCTTTCTAACAAGCCCCTTAAAGCTAATTCTCGAATAGATGAAGTTGCACAATTAGCAGAGCAGGCAGGGATGCCTTTGCTTGACTGGCAACGCTATGTATTAAAGGACATGCTGTCAGTTACAGCTGATAATAAGTTCATTCGTAAGTCATCGTTGTTAATTGCAGCCAGGCAACAGGGAAAATCGCACATAGGCCGAATGAGAGCTATTGCTGGCCTTGTTTTGTTTGGTGAGAAGAATCAACTGATCATGTCATCGAATCGAAGCATGGCACTTACTAACTTTCGGGACATCTGCTACATGTTTGAAAACTCAGACGAATTAGGTAAACACGTAAAGCAAATCCGATACGCCAATGGTACGGAGTGCATCGAGATGCGTAACGGCAACCGGTTAGATGTAGTAGCGGCTACCCGGGATGGCTCACGTGGTCGTACAGCTGACTTTCTATGGATTGATGAAATTCGAGAAATTAATCCGGAAGCATTCGCAGCCGCTTTACCTGTAACTAGAGCTCGGCCTAATGCGCAAACTTATTTCAGTAGTAACGCCGGTGATGCTTTCAGCATAACTCTTAATGATCTACGTGAAAAAGCATTATCTAATCCGCCGGAGAGTTTTGGCTTTTACGAATACTCAGCTCCTCAATGGGCCGCTATCGATGATCGTAAAGGCTGGGCACAGGCCAACCCATCACTGGGCCATTTTGTAACTGAAGAATCAATCGAAGAAGCTCTGTCAGTTAATACAGTAGAAAACTTTAGAACTGAAACGCTATGCCAATGGATTTCAAGCCTTCAGAGCCCATGGCCACACATGGCGGTCGAAGATGCAAGTGATAACAAGTTACAGCTATCCCCTGGCCCTTTAACTGTTATGGCTTTTGATATTAGTCCAAGCCGAAGAGATGCCAGCTTGGTACTTGGACAGATAACTCCTGAAGGTAAATTCGGAGTGGCCGTCCTGGAAACATTTCATAGCCAGGTAGCGGTCGATGAATTGACAATGGCAGCTGCTATTAAAAAATGGTGCGATCTTTATTATCCAAGGGTTGTCTGCTATGACAAATACACCACCCAATCGGTAGCATCGAGATTAGAGCGATCCGGCGTAGCTGTAAAAGATATTAGCGGCCAATCCTTTTACCAGGCTTGTTCGGATCTACATGATCAATTAACTAATGGCCGTTTAGTTCATTCAGGGCAGCAGATCCTTATTGAACATATGCAAAATTGCGCCGCTAAAACCAATGACAGCTCCTGGAGAATTGTTCGCCGTAAATCTGCCGGCCAGTTGATATTGCTATCGGTTTAGCCATGGTAATTCACATCCTGGTACAGCCACAGGAGGAAGCAAGAATTTATAGCGACACGTAACAAGATAACGGGAAATGTGCTTGACAAAATTGAGAAAATCCACTCATGGGATTACTCGAAACTTTGGGCATACGTGCCGCTTCAACTGAAACTCCATCCATCCCGAAAATAACAGCTCAAGCTAATCCAGCTGTAATGGATACAACTTACGGTTACGGATATTTCAATACTGGCTCCGGTTCAGCTTTAGGCCAAGCTGCAATTCGTAGAGATTACGCCATCCAGGTACCGGCGGTTAGTCGCTGCAGAAATTTAATTAGTGGAGTTATTGGATCACTTGATTTAGAGCTTTACAAAAAAACAACAGGTGAAGAATTAGGTAAACCAGCATGGCTTGAACAACCTGATTACCGCCAACCACGCAGCGTTACTATTGCCTGGACTGTTGATTCATTAATGTTTTACAATCTTGCTTACTGGAGAATTACTGAACAATATGCAGATGATGGACGTCCTTCACGTTTCGAATGGGTTGCAAATACTCGCGTAACATTTACCACTGACAAATACGGTACTGAAATTGAAGAGTACTTTGTAGATGGACAACGTGCACCAATGTCCGGCGTTGGTTCATTAATTACATTTCAAGGATTAAACGGTGCAGGCATTCTTCAAGCCGGAGCACGTACCATCCAAGCAGCTTTAGATTTAGAAAAGGCTGCATCAGTTAGCGCTTCTACCCCAATGCCAACTGGTTACATTAAAAACACTGGAGCAGATCTACCTGAACAACAAATCTCAGGATTATTAGCTGCATGGAAATCTGCACGTCAATCACGTAGCACTGCTTATTTAACTTCAACTTTATCTTATGAAGCTACATCATTTTCACCTAAAGAAATGATGTACACAGAAGCACAACAGTTCTTAACAACTCAAATCTGCCGTTTGTTCGGAGTGCCTGCCTGGATGCTATCTGCAGACATGAATAACAGCATGACTTACCAAAATATCTTGGATTCACGTAAAGAGTTTCTTGCTTACACATTACAGCCATACATTTCAGCGATTGAAAATCGTTTATCCATGAATGACGTTACAAATTCTCAAAATACAGTGCGCTTTGCAGTTGATGACACTTTCTTGCGTGCCGATGCTATGGCTCGCCTATCTGTAACAGAGAAGTTATTAAACCTTGGATTAATTGACGTTAATCAAGCAAAAGAAATGGAAGATCTAACTCCGGATGGCAACACCGGCGCAGACATAAATGAAACGGATGGAATGTAAATGGAATTAGAAAACATACACTTAACCTTTGCTAGCGAAATCGAATCATCCGATGCTGGCCGTAGATTAATTTCAGGCGTAGTACTGCCATTCAACACAATCGGGAATACCTCAGCTGGACCTGTAATTTTCGAAACAGGATCAGTACAAATCCCTGAAGCACGCCGAGTTAAATTACTAGCGCAACATTCACAAAATGACCCAATCGGTCGCGCTCAATCATTCCAAGTTACCCAGGATGCTATTTATGGCACCTTCAAAGTTTCAGCATCTCAAAAGGGTCAAGATTATTTAACACTTGCAGCTGAAGAGTTAGTCAGCTCTTTATCTATTGGCGTAGATGTAGTTAAAGCCAAGAAAAATGCAGAAGGCGTATTGGTTGTTTCCAATGCGATCATGAAAGAGGTTTCCTTAGTCGAATCACCTGCTTACGCAGATGCAGTCGTTACTAAGGTCGCTGCTAGCGAAGGCGAAGCAGAAGTAGTAACACCAACCGAAACAGAAAGCGAGGCTACTGTGGACAAAGCTCCAGAGCCAACCGAAACAAAGGCAGAGGAAGCTACTCCAACAGTAGAAGCCGCACGCCCTGTAACTACAACTCCATACATCTCCACTTCAGTACGTACTCCAATTACTTCAATGGGTGCATACACAGAGCACAAAATCAAAGCTGCTCTAGGCAACGATGATTCAAAGTTATTTATCGCAGCAGCTGATGACTCATTCACAACTAACCCTGCGTTCAACCCAACTCAATACCTATCAGAGTTCGTAACTAACACACGTTTCAAAACTCCAGCTATTGATGCATGTTCACAAGGAACATTACCTCCAACTGGTATGACAATTTCAGTACCATCTTTGGTTACTTCAGCTGGTGGACAATCAGGTGTCGCACCTGTTGTAACTGTTGAAGCAGAAGCTGGTGCAGTCGAAAACGTTGGCTCTGTTACCCAGTTCTTGAGTGGAACTGTTCTTAAGTACTCAGGTATGAACACCATATCAGTAGAACTTTTGGAGCGTTCAGGTTACCCAGGATTCTACGATGAGCTAACACAACAACTTCAGAATGCTTACTTAACTACAATCGACACAGCTGTAGTTTCAGCACTTCTAACAGCTTCAACTGCAGCAACAGCAACAACTGCCAACAGCGCAGGAATTATTGCTTACAGCTCAGAAGCATCAGCTAACATCTACAAGAACACCGGTTACTTCGCTCAGAATTACATCGGAAACGCTGCTCAATACCAAGCGATGCTAGGCGCAGTTGATACAACTGGACGTCCTATCTACAACGCTAACCAACCATGGAACGCAGCTGGTCAAGTAAACCCATCTTCAATCAAGGGCAACGTACTTGGCTTAGATCTATACGTAGACAAGAACTTCACAGAAGCAGGATTCGATGATCAATCAGCGATCATTCTTGCACCTGAGGCGTTCACTGTTTACCGCTCACCTCAAGCGTTTATGTCTGTAAACGTAGTATCTAACCTGCAAGTACAGGTAGCGATCTACGGCTTCATGGCAACAATCGCAAAAATGCCAAAGGGAATTTACAACTTCCAAAAGGCTTAATTTAGAAATCTCCAGGGCTTAGTAGCCCTTAGTCCTGGAGAGCTATTAAACGAGGATAGGAGTACAAAGATGACAGCTACATACGTAACCGTTTCAGAGTTACGCACCAATCTTGGTATTGGTACTTTGTACTCCGATTCCGATTTAGAATCTGTGTGTTCAACAGCTGAAGATTTACTGAATCAATATCTTTGGTTCGATAAGGCTCCAGTAGTTGCATCAATGGTGCAAAACAATGTAGCCACAATCATGCTTGCCAATCCCGGCATATTCGTTGCGGGCCAAAGCGTAACTTTTGCTGGGTGCGGCGCTACATATAACGGCACATTTACTTTAACTGGAACTATTCCCTGGTCCAACGGAACAACAAATTCCATTCCAGCGTTATGGTGGAATTGGGCTTGGAATACTTATCCAAATGGTTATTCATTAGTTCAATTTTCAAAGACAGTAGCCGATGATCCTTTCCATCGGATATTGCCATACGGTACGGCGACCGGGCCTGATACCAAAACCTCCACCTACGCAACCACTCCAGCAATCCGTCAAGCTGCGATGATCTTGGCCGTAGATATATGGCAGGCCCGGCAAGTTTCACAAACTGGTGGTAACGGCATGGATGGATTTACTCCATCTCCTTACCGCATGGGCTATCAATTAATGAACCGAGTAAGAGGATTAATCCAGCCTTACGCTAACCCTTCATCTTTAGTTGGCTAACAATGACAGCCAAAGCGATCACCACACTTCGTAGCACTATCGCTACTGATCTTGCCAATCCTGGCGTATGGAGCACTTTTGCATATCCTGCTCCTACGCTGTTGGCTAATAGCGTTTCAGTGATTCCAGGTGATCCATACATAACACCAACTAACAACGATTATGCAACCATCGCACCTTTGGCCACGTTTAACATTCTTATAGCTGTACCTGCATTCGATAACCAGGGAAACCTTGCAGGTATTGAAGATTTTATAATCGCTGTGTTTAACAAGATCGCAGCTTCTACCCTGGCACTTACTGTTACTAGCGTATCTGCTCCAGCAATTCTTAATGCTGCTAGTGGCGACCTTTTAACTTGCACCATCTCAATCTCAACCCTAACCACTTGGAGCTAATCAAATGGCAGATGTACATGATCCAAATGAAAACAATTTTCTGGCCCGTATAGGTCAGATAGCAGAAAAACCTATTAAAGCTGCGCCAATCGCAGAGAAAGAGGAATAAACATGGCAGTTATGCTCAACTCAACCGTTGGCGTTAAAATCAACTCAGTAGATATTAGCGACCACGTATCAAGCGTTACGCTTTCACAGATCTTTGATGAACTAGAGATTACATCTCTTGGCGATACCGCTCACAAGTTTACAAAGGGTCTAGAGGCTTCAACACTTTCTTTAGATTTTTTCAATGACTTTGCTGCATCACAGGTGACACCAACTCTTCAAGCTGCTTACGGAACAACCGTTACAGCTGTATTGATCCCAGTAAAGGGAACTGCTGTTTCAGCATCTAATCCCCTATACACAGTTTCAATCTTGGTAAACAATCTAACACCTATTAACGGCGATGTTGCATCTATCAATAATGCATCAATCTCATTTACATGTAATTCAACAGTAGTTCAAACAACTTCCGGAAGTTTCTAAGGAGTAATAACCAATGGCAAAACTTAAAATAACAAGGGCTAACGGAGAGGTTACGGAACACCGTATCACTCCGGGTATTGAGTACGCCTTTGAATTAACTCATAAAGCAGGAATTTCAAAAATCCTACGTGAAACAGAAAAGCAAACCGAAATTTTTTGGCTAGCTTGGGAAGCGTTGCGTAGGGCTGGAGTTACTGTCCCAACTTTTGGAGCCGACTTTGTAGATTCTCTTGAATCAGTAGAGGTACTCGAAGAAAAAAAATAGCGATCAGCCGGCAGTCGATGGCTTACACCATCGCTGCCTTGGCTGTTGAAACTGGGATAGCACCAAAAGAATTTATAGAAATGGATGAAGAGATGTTCACTCACATCATCCAGGTACTAAACGATAGAGCAAAGGAGATTAAAAATGCCGGTAAACGTAACAGGCGTTAAGGCACTCCAACGCGATCTAAAGAAAATTGAGCCGGATCTAAACAAAGAATTTACAACTCAGATGCGTAACATCATGCAACCTGTTCGTGATAAAGCAAGAAGTTTTGTACCTAGTAATGGTCAGATGCTTTCAGGCTGGACCAAGATTAACGTTACAGCTGAACAAAAATACAGAGCATTTCCATTCTACGATCAAGCACTAATTCAAAATAAGATCGTTTACTCTTCAGGCAAAACTAGAGCAAACCGCAACGGCTTTTCTAATGCTTACTACGTACGCAACGGCGCAGCTGTTGGTGGAATTTTGGAAACTGCAGGTCGAGTAAATCCGAACGGTTCCCCTAGATCCAAGAGCATTAACCCAAGTGCTGGTATTCACTTTATTGAATCTATGGGTGGACAAAGCAATCTAAAAGGTGAAGGTAAACAAAGAGGCCGCACTCTTTATCGTGCTTGGGCAGAAGATAACGGAAAAGTTATTCCGGGTGCTATTGCGGCTATTAATGCTGTAGTTAATAAATTCAACAACCGACCAAAGGTTGCATAATGGCAGGTAAAACCGCAGATATTGTTGTATCGGCCTTAGCCGAATGGAATGGTAAAGCCTTAGCAAAAGGCCAAAAAGATATAAGCGCCTTTGATAAAGGTATTTCAAAATTAGGTAAAACTTTTGCAGCTGTATTCGGCACTGCTGCAATTCTTAATTATTCAAAGAATGCCGTTAATGCATTTCAAAAAGATGAAGCTGCTGCCAAAGCGCTAGAAGTTCAATTAAATAACACTGGGTACGCATTTTCGGCACCTGGCGTTGAACTTTATATCCAGAATTTAGAAAAGGCCACCGGCGTACTAGATGATCAATTAAGGCCAGCGCTTCAAACATTACTTACAGCTAGTGGATCGTTGGTTAAAAGCCAAGAAGCATTGAATATAGCACTCGATGTAAGTGCGGCTACTGGCAAATCTGTAGAAGAGGTATCAGCTGCAATCGCCAAAGGCTACACAGGACAGACAACCGCTCTTGGCCGTTTGGGTGCAGGCATTTCAAAAACCACTTTAGCAAGTGGCGACATGAATGCAATTTTGGATGAACTTGGAAATAAATTCTCAGGACAAGCTCAAGCAAGATTAAGCACTTATGCCGGCAAGATGGATCTACTTCAAGGCTCAGCTGCAAGAGCTTCAGAAACTATCGGTAAAGGCATTCTTGATTCATTAAGCATGTTGGGTAAAGATCAAAACATAGGCAATTTAGGTTCGGCTATGGAGAAACTGGCCAGCACTATTGCCAACGTAGTAGTTGGACTTTCGTCAATTCTAGGCAAAGTTATCTCTATTGGAGCAGCCGTTTTTGATAAGTTGCACTTAGATACCATCGTAGGATTTTTATACAAGTTTTCAGGCATAAACTTTTTAGCGAACCTAGGCAAAACTGAAGCAAACAAACCTTCATCTAATTTCACTTACAGCTTGGGCGCTGGCGCTGGCGCTGAAATTGCCAAGGCACAAGAACTCAAGATCCTTAAAGATAAAAACAAAGTGAATGCTCAGTTATTGGCTGCAGATAAAGCCAAGTTAGCCCTGGCAGATCTAGCAAAGAAATTCGATACTGAACGCCTGGGACTTAACGTAGCTCTTAACGCTGCTACCGATGAAGAAACTAAGTTACGCATTAAGGCTCAGTTAGCCCTATTGGATCAAAATGAAGTATTAGCCAAGAAATATAATGCAGAATTAGATGCAGCTAATGCCGCTAAAAATTTAGCAAATGCAGCTAATGATGCAGCTACTTCATTACGCAACGTTTACGAAAATGCACCTAATTACGGAGCATTCAGAGAATCGCCTTACTTGCCGGAGAATCTATCAATGACCGGAAATGTACCTATGGGATCCGGTGGCGGAAATATTACCCAAAATAATCATTTTGAGATTAAGACCGAAGGTTCAGTAATTACTCAGGATAATTTCGTAGATCAAGTACAAAAGGCCGTACAGATTATTACTACTAACGGTTATTCAACTGTACCGGCAGGATTCTTATAATGGCCGTACCCGTAATTAATGCCATCATTAACTTCTCTACTGGTCCAGCATTCGCTCAGGCGATGATCTTGGATCAAGGTATTTTCGATACAAACGTTTTTGCTGATTCTGCAGCTGTAATCGTGGACGTATCCGATCAAATTGATTACATTAAAACTAAACGTGGAAGAGATGCTGTTTCCGATGAATTCCAAGCCGGGCAATTAACTTTAAGAATTGTTGATACTAATGGCGACTTTAATCCTCAAAATCCAAGTAGCCCATACGCAGGTCTGTTATCCCCTATGCGTAAGGTTCAAATAACAGCTACATATTCAGGCGTTACCTATCCAATATTTTCCGGATTTATTACAAGCTATTTAACAACCCCAGCCAATGACATTACGCAACTGGCCTACACAACTATTCAAGCCATAGATGCTTTCCGCTTGGCTCAGTTAGCCCAAGTTTCTACTATTGCAGGGGCTTCAGCTGGTGATCTAAGTGGTACTCGAATTAATCAGATATTAGATCAGATTCAATGGCCATCAACCATGCGAGATATTGACCCAGGTTTAACCACTATGCAGAATGACCCTGGCACATTCCGTACATCTCTATCAGCTATGCAAACTGTTTCAACTTCCGAATACGGCGCTTTATATGTAAACGCTAGCGGCTCATTCGTGTTTCAAGATCGTACTGTTACTGCTTCAAGCGTTGCAGGCACTACAACTGATTTTAATGATAACGGCACAGGCATTGCTTATTCAGATCCTAAATGGGTATTAAATGACGTACTGGTTTATAACAAGGCAACAGTTACTAGGTTGGGTGGCACGCCTCAAGTATCTTCTAATGCAGCTTCTATTGAAAAGTATTTCTTACATTCATACAATGAATCAGACCTTTTAATGCAAACCGATTCTGTTGCGCTTGATTATGCGCAGGCCTATTGTGCTTCAAGAGCTGAAACCTCTATCCGCTGCGATGCTATTACTTTGGACCTTTACACGCCTAATTACAACGCAGGCATTATCGCAGCCTTGGGCCTTGAATTTTTTGATCCGATCACAGTAACCACTACTCAACCTGGTGGATCTACCATTTCTAAGACTTTGCAGATATTCGGCACTGAAAACGTAATCACGCCGACTAGCTTCAAAACAACCTGGACAACTCTAGAACCGATTATCGATGCATTCGTAATTGGTACTAACTATGGAAAATTAGACGAAAACGTCTTCTCATACTAAGGAGCATATAAATGGCAACATGGCCCGGCGTTACCGGTCAAGTGGTTACATCATCCGCTTGGAATGGACTACCAGCGTTCACTGTCGCAAGCGATAAAACAGTTGATTACACAGCTGCAAGCGGTGATGAGTACCAACAACTTATCCCAATGAATAAAGGCACAGCTGTGGCGTTCAAGATCCCTACTAATGCGACTTATGCATTCCCAGTAGGCACAGTTATTACAGTATTAAATAAGGGTGCAGGAACTTGCACAATCAGCGCAGTTACATCCGGCACTACTACAGTGCTAAGCGCTGGTGCTACAGCTGCTTCACCAACCCTTGCACAATACAAATCAGCTGCATGTATTAAAACTGCTACAGATACTTGGTACGTGGTAGGAGCTATTGCCTAATGATCGGAAACATTTCAGTAGGTATTAACGGAATACCGACACCTATATCAACTACTTTTAGCGTTGATTATTTAGTTGTAGCTGGTGGCGGTGGTGCTGGTGGATACGGCGGTGGCGGTGGTGCTGGTGGACTTCGTTGCACAGTCGGTGCAACTGGTGGCGGTGGTTCAGTTGAATCTGCCCTTACGCTTGATATTTCAACAAATTATTCGGTAACCATTGGTGGCGGTGGTGCTGGTGGTACATATAATTCAACTCAATCAACAAATGGAAGTAATTCATCTTTTTCAACCATCACATCTATTGGCGGTGGTTATGGTTCTAAATATAATGCAGCGGGTGGAACTGATGGTGGTTCAGGTGGTTCAGGTGGTGGAACTGGTTCTAGCGATATAAATGTTGGTAAAACAGGTGGTTCAGGTACTACAAATCAAGGCTATCGGGGTGGTAACGACACATTAAATACTGGTGGTCAAAATGGTTCAGGTGGTGGTGGTGCTGGTGCAGTTGGTGGAAATGCAACTATGTATCCTGCAACACCACCTTCAGGCGGTACTGGTATTGCAACTTCAATAACTGGTTCATCCGTTTATTATGCCGGTGGTGGTGCAGCTGGTAATCAATCAGGCGGTACTGGTGGAAATGGCGGTGGCGGTAATACCGATGTCGCCGGTGGAACGAACTTAGGCGGTGGCGGTGGTGGATCATTTACCACAAATACTGGAAAAAATGGTGGTTCTGGAGTAGTCATTTTGAGTTATCCAAATACAAAAACCATAACAATAGGATCGGGTTTAACTGGTTCTACTTCAACTAGTGGTTCATACAAAATTACAACTATAACAGCTGGTACTGGAAATGTGAGTTGGTCATAATGGCACACTACGCTTTTCTAGATGAAAACAACATCGTTACAGAGGTAATAACTGGAATCGATGAAAATGAATTAATTGATGGCCTAGTTCCTGAAGTGTGGTACGCCAATTTCAAAGGACAAAACTGCCGGCGCACTTCATACAATGGCAAAATACGCTATAACTTTGCCGGTATCGGTTATTCATACGATAAAGATGCCGATGCATTCATAGCACCTAATCCTGCTTGCGGACATGTTGAACTTACCCTTAATGATGAATTTAAATGGGAGTGCAACAACTCAGAGCACGAAATGAAACATTACAAATTATGACATTACTTTCTAGCAACGGCTGGACAGCCAGCCAAGATAAAGTCGAGATAGGTATTAAGAGCTATTTAGTACCTGGCACTAAAACTAAACTTCAATGCGCAGAAGATGCCGCTCCCCTGCTTATTGCATTTTGCGCTGAGTTTCATAAATTGATAGAGCCAATAGATGAAGGTGTTTTGGATGACTGGGGCTACTGCTTCAGAATGGTTAGAGGTACAACTGACAAACTATCGAATCACTCATCCGGCACAGCTATAGATCTAAATGCGCCTAAACATCCACTTGGCAAAGTAGGCACATTCCCAGCTGAAAAGGTACCAATGATCAGAGCCCTAGCTGCTAAATATGGCCTTAAATGGGGTGGCGATTATCAGAATCGCAAAGATGAGATGCACTTTGAAATCAATTTAGCGCCTGCGAAAGCCGCAGCGTTAATTCACAAGTTAGGACTAAGTTATGAAATATAAGCAAGTATTTCTATCTTGGCTAAGGGCTTCACTGGCATCAGCCGGTGCTTTATACATGGCAGGTACGACAGATCCAAAAACCTTGGGTTATGCCGCACTGTCAGGCTTTATCGGGCCAATCCTTAAATGGCTTGATACATCTGCACCCGATTACGGCAGAGTTAAATAAATGAAAGAGCTTAATTGGGCTGGCGTAGCTGTGGCCATATGCACTTTAGTTGGCTTCTACGTTGGCTCAATTAAGTGGTTAGTTAAACATTACTTAATAGAGTTAAAACGCAATTCAGGATCTAGCATCAAGGACCAAGTAACAAGGCTTGAAACTAAAGTCGAGGTGCTTTATGAAATGATGATCCATAACATAAAGGATTAGCCAACAAGTCTAGGCACATTCTTTTTAATGTCTTTTAAGTGCAAAGCCAAGCGGTGCTCATCAACAGCTATACGGCTGACCGGTGGCGTAGATGCTGGCGACTTCAGCCATTCATGGTTAAGATCGTAAAGATCCTTAGCCCGAGTTACAGCTTCTAATAATCCACTCATCTGATCGCCATTAATTACTATTTCAAATTGGCGCACATTATTGCCTAACCTGTCCCCTGGCCCAGCCTCGCTCATGACGATTAATAGATCGCCCGGATTTACCACTCGATCATCTTCGCCAAAAACATAGGTTTTCATGCGCGACTTAAAATTCACTTCGGTACTAGCCCGAATACGCCCGGATGAGTTGTTCATAAGTGCCCCAACATATTTAGCGTTTACTGCGTGTTGGGTGTTGCAAAATGTC